TTCTGAAATCCTTCTTCTACATCAACTTTAGGATCGTAGCCAAAATCTCTACGAGCCGCTTCAATATTCAATGCACCGCGACTTGGGAAGTCTGCGTCTTTGTCTCTGACATTGATTGTGCCTTTGCCAGCAATCTTTACAGCAAGTTGTGCCGCATCAAGCAATGTTCTGCTATGTGACTTAGTAATGTTGTATGTCTTGTTATCTGTGTTATCACTCAGTGCCGCGGCAACAATGCCATCTGCGGCATCTTCTACATAAGTAAAGTCTAATGTTTCATTGGCACCATTAACATTGAGAGTGCCACCCCGCATCGCTGTAAGCATGAACTTAGCGATAACTCGGTCTTCCACATCAAGAGGACCGTAAACAGCACTAGGACGAATAATAGTATATACGCAATTATCCCTCCGACTATAATCTTTAACAAGCCATTCTCCTGCAAGTTTCATAATGCCATATTGACCTTGAGGATTACAGATGGCATCTTCTGTAACATCGTCAGTAAAGTCTCCGTAGACCATTGAACTACTGATGTAAACAAACTTACGTACATCGTAATTCTTGCTAGCTTCCAGCAAGTTGAGCAACCCTTCACTCATAACACGACTTCCCCATGCGGGATTTGCGTTAACTACTTTTTGTCTTGGGAAACTAGCCATGTGAATTACAATCTCTGGCTGTTCGATATTAAAGATACGTTCAACTTCTTTAGCATTACTGATATCACACATGTAATGCATTAGGTTGTTTGTATCAAGTTTCTTCAAACGTTCTTCCATGAGATAGTCAATCTCATCCTGCGGAATGATTCCATAGTTCGTTTGTGTGTCTAAAATAGATACAATATGACCTTGATCCTGTAGTCGCTTGACTACATTGTGACCAATCAATCCTAATCCACCGGTTACTAAGATATTCATTCGAATTTCAACTTCCAATATGTTAATTGTTCTGGGGTAAAGTATGCTGTGATGAAATACTCATACCCATATGTGTTCGTGTTCATGTGACGATGCCAACTTGCTTGTGGACAAGAATGTTCCATGACATACTTACCTGCATCTGTTTGTTGCCATTTGTATATAGGTTCTGCGATATACAAGTCAGGATCATCAACATCAGCCAACTGTATAGTATGCACTCTATGTCTGATAGTCTTGGCTTGTTCTGAATCAAACTGCCATAGTTGCTTTAATTTGGCCATGACTTTGGTAATTTTCGAGTGAGATATCATTCATTGTCATTTCAAAGATGTTTGTCTTTTCACTATTGAGCAATAGTGAGGGGGCAGGATATTCTTCCCGCAAAAGTTGTTCTTTCACTTGCTCAACATGATCCTTGTAGATATGTGTATCACCTGTACTGATAACTAACTCACCTACACCATAGCCTAAATGATGTGCCAATAAATGCGTAAGAAGTGCATAGCTAGCAATGTTAAAAGGTAAACCCAAGAACACATCAACACTACGCTGATACATATGGCAAGATAGTTCTTTATTTTTGTTGACATAGTATTGTGACATTACATGACATGGTGGTAATGCCATTTGATCCATTTCAGCAACGTTCCATCCACTGAGAATGTGTCTGCGACCATTTGGATCATTCTTCAACCCCTCAATGAGGTTCGATAGTTGGTCAACTTCTGTCTTGTCAACGGCAAGGCGTGTGCCACCTTTGTGCGCTGGACCCATGTCTTTCTCAACCGTGTATTTGTTCCAATGACGCCACTGTACACCATAGACCCTACCAAGGTCGCCTTCAAACTTCGCTTTCGGTTTCCAGTACGGAGCAAGCGCATTGGGCGTCCAGATAGTAGTCTTGCCTTCGGCAGTTCCATGCGTGAGTTCCGCCAATCTACGTTCATCACCAGACCCTTCAATAAACCATAGAAGTTCACCGACACAAGCCTTCCATGCAAGTTTCTTAGTAGTGATTGCGGGAAAGCCCCTACGCAAATCAAAGCGAAGATTACGTCCAAAAACACTATAGGTGCCAACACCAGTTCTGTCATCTTTTACTTCCCCGTTATCTAAAATGTCTTGTAGTAAGTCGTGATATTGTTTCATTTTCTTTTCCAAATTTCATAAGAGTGGTCATCGTGATTCTCTTTAAATGCACATATAAACTCTCTTTCTAATTTTACAAGATCAATGAAAGTATCGCAAGTGTATTCGGACAATGTTCTAGTTAAATGTATTTCATCAATAAGATGCCAACTTGCTTTGATTAGTTGTGCGCCACCGATCAACCAAACATCTCTCAAGTCCATGGTGTCACGTTCAGGTACACTAGTCAATGTAGTGATGCCTTCGATGTTTTGTCTTGTAACTACAACATTAATACGATTGGGCAAAGGCTTCTTAGGCAAGCTCTCCCAAGTATTGCGACCCATAAGAATAACTTTACCTGTAGTCAGTTCCTTAAATCGCAATAAATCGCCCTGGAGGTTAGTCCAGGGCAACTTGTTGTTGTAGCCTATTCCCCCCTTAGGGTCACTTGCTACTATTAGTTTCATAACTTTCCCAATAATCTGTCTGTTTCTGGCTGTACTGTGTCGGCAATACTTTGAACATTGAGAACAAACTCCACACTCACTATCAATTCGTCAAGTTCATCAAGTTTGCGACTAACGGCTTCTTCAATTTGTTCTGGATCAAGACCTTGCTCTAAAAACTTTGCAATGTTAATAGTCTGTTGTCTTTTTCCTTGAAGTTTTATAATCAACTTCTTTATAAATTGAACGGGAATTTTATTCTTCTCTACATCTTGAAGAATATGTTCCCACTTATCAATGAATTCAGGTGACATTACGCACTAACTTTTGCTTTTTTATTGTATGCTCGTTTTGCTTTAGGGGCTACTGTTTCAGGTTGTGCCTGTACAGGATCCATAGATGCGGCTTCTTTCAATAGTCTATCAGCTTCTGCCATTAGACCTTTAGCTTCTGCGGACATCTTCATAGCTTGTTGGCGTAGATTGTTTGCTAATGCAGAATCACCTAATGCATCACCTGATGATTGTACAGGTTGATTGTTTTGTGGACCACGCATACGGCGAACAACATCAGCTGGATCTTGTAGACCACGGCTCTTGTCCATTTCTGCCAATTTGCGTACAGCATCTTCACCCTTCTTCATTTCGTCAAGAATTGTATTCAATTCATCTAAACGAATAGTTTGATTAGGTGCTGGTGTCATTACAACTTGTGATGTGTTAACCTTCTTTAGTTGACCTTCAAAGTGAAGTACGTTCAGAATTGGCTTGCCATCCTTAGTGTAAGTTCTGTTCAGTGCATCAGCTAGATTTTCACTGTTTTGACCAATATCACTCTCAATGCATTGCATCATTGGATCGTGAATGTGTTGGTTCAGTAATTGTGTATATGCTACTAAGCACATGTGTTCTTCGCCGGGAACCTCTCGGAATACAACCGCAACTTTGCGATCTCCATGCTTACCAACGTGACGTAAAAAACTCATAAGTTTCTCCTTTATCTGTTAGATATTTACGCAGAGAAACTTATGAGGTAATTTTTTATTTCACTGTATGATAGCCCCAGGGTTGTGAAAAGTATGAATTAATCACTTTTTGGGCATCTTGATTGAATGTCAAGTTAGATGCACAGCAGTAATATAGATAAACTGCATTGGTTGGTTTACTAAATTCAACGTTGTTCAACCAAGGACCATAGCCGTCAACTACTAATCCGTCAACTACGTTGAGCATGTCTCTACCAATAATCTCAAAAAATGCTTTGATTTTCAGTTGTTGCATTTCATAATTAACATACTTTGTTAGGTTGGTATATGTTGAATTACCCCATGCATTAGTTGTCATCATATCCCAAAATGTTGGTGGGTCTGCACCTACTCCCACATCAACTGCTAATGGCGTTGAAACAAGCAAAATTTTCTTATTGTATTTGACACTTAAATTAGTAAACAGTTCGACTAAGTTTCTACCATTTGCGGTTTTCAAGTATAAGTCAACGATAGATTTTAAGTCAGTTACTGGATTTAAAGACAATGCTTCATTAGAATACATACCAATGTAGTCTACATGTTCCCAAATAGGAATATCAAAACCACAATAAGATATGTATGAGATTTTTCCAGTAAACACTGAACGCACTTCACTGATTAAATCAACCCAATAAGGCAGATGTTCTCTTGGGTGAAGTTCACAACTACCTTCACTAATAAAGATACCATCTAGCTTAGATTTTTCAGCGTCAATTGCAATTGCTTTTTGAAAGGCCTTGATATTATCAAACAAAGTTCTTTCAGTGTACAACGTGAAGTCAGGGATCAACCGCAAGTCTGTATTAACGTCAACGATTTGTAATGATAGCCATACTTTTAATTTTTGTTCTTTTGCATACGCAATAACTTTAGACAAGTCTTTTGGTAGATGCTTATCCATTCCATATTGGTCAACATAGCTGATTGCTCCTGTTGTGGCACTGACAGGAGTTTGTAACTGAATAATTACTCCATTAAATCCCACAGATTTAATTTGGTCAATCATTGGTTTCAAACTAGCAAAGCTAGTAGTTTGATTTCCGTTTACATCACGCTCATGTGTCGGAGTGTCATAACGATAGTCAATTCTCGTTAGTCGCATTTTACTATCTGGGATAGTAGCAGGAGTTAAGTATGCAGGAGAAACTGGCTTTGCTGGTTCAGGTGTAGTTCCTCCACCACCTCCACCACACCCCGTAAGTACAAACGCAATACAGAGTAAGAGTTTTTTCATGACCATTTCAGTTCGTAGATTAAGACTTCTTTAGGATCCTCAAAAGAGATTGTTCCTAAGTTGTCGAGTGATAAAAAGAAATCCGATGTGTTCATCGTAACAGAGAACCTACCCCGCAACGAATCAAGTACCCACTGTTTTGATTCGTGTGTTAGTGGAGTTGATGCACTGATAAAATGTTGTGGTGGGTATGACACTTCACGCTCACCAAACCAGATTTGTGGATCAACTTCATAATTCATTTCTTCAACTTTGCTAGCATTTCGATTTTGTCGATTAGGTCATTGATTGTTGGATCGTCCATCATCACTGCCTCTTTGAGTTTCACCCAACGTTGACTGAGTTCTTGTTCCTTTAACCAAACAGGATCAGATGCCTGTTGATTCAACTGACGGACAGCCTCTCCCATTTTACGGGAGTAGACTGTCTTTCCACCATCAGGTGATTCGTAAATGATTACTTCCTCAAAACCCTTAATCGTCATTTTTAGTCAATGCTCCAAGTGCTCCTACTAAGATTCTAGTGAACACATAAAACAATAAACTAACAACGATAAAGATAAAGCCGTAGCCTAAAATATCAAGAAAGAGTTCCATTTATTCCTCACTTGTGGTCATCATAAATAGCGAACGTACCGAACGGGGGATTCGGATCAGGATCACCGTGAATGATCCATGTAGTATCGCAGTAGTCAGCATCACCCCAAGAACCACAGGGATAACCGTCAGTGAAACAGATTAGACGCTTAGGCACATTGCCAATTTTCTTCAAGTAGTCAAAGATAGCATCAAAGTCTGTACCACCGCCACCTGCAGGTTCATAGTTGTCGATGGTATCCATATTCTCGCTAGTGAAGTCCGCAGGGTTATAGATTTCAGTATCGAAACAGAACACATGAACTTTGTAGCCATCAAATGCTTCCATCATACCAGCAATCTCGCCCAAGAATTGTTGAGCCTGCTTATTACTGATAGAACCACTCATGTCAATAGCAACAACAACATCGATTTCCTCACCAGGTGTCATGCCAGGCATGATAGCATCCATGTGCCAAGAACGGCGAGAAGGACGCATCCAAGAGTAGTCGGTGCGAATAGCACTAGTCAGGTTAGTCTGAATCAGTTCACGCCATGGCATGACAGGATCAGTAGCTTGCTTAATCAATCGTTCAACACCCAAGGGCAGTTGACCTGCTTCGGCTGATTGAGCCGCATTGATAATTGCTTGCTTGATTTCTTGACGGGCACGTTCACGTTCCTCAGGAGACATTTTAGGACGCTTGCCCTTACCGTCTTTACCATCGTCATTGCCATCACCATCACCTTCAGATTCGTCACCATCGAGGTGATCGTCAATCATCTGGTCAATCAGTTGGTCAACATTCAGTTTAGGCAGATTCTTCATGAGGTCATCATAAACTTCCTCAGCAGGCTTGCCGTCATACTTTTGTTCGTAGAGACAAGGAACTGTGGTAATGAATTGACCAACTTTGTGGCGCTTCAAGTCAGCGTTAACGCAATAGTCGTCCGCAATGTTCCAGATTTGAGGGTCACGATGATTGCGGCGACCCATGTGATCGTAGACCACATGCAGAACTTCGTGAGCCACCAGGAATTCAACTTCCTTCGGCTTCAGCATCATAATGAAGCGGGAGTTGTAATAGAATTTCAAGCCATCAGTTGCCGCAGTAGAACACCATTCATCACTGTTAATTAGTGTCAGGCGTGTTGCCAAGTTGCCGAAAAATGAATGACGCAACAGCAAACCGATACGTGCTGTAACCAAACGCTCACGTGCCTGAACGTCAATCTTAGGATCCATAGGACCGATCAGATTCTCGAATTTAGCACTACGCTTTTTCTTAGACTTGGATTTGTCGAGAACTTCGCTCATGTATTACTCCTTTACAATACCTATATTATAGCAGGTATTGGATTTATTGTCAATTTATTGCAGAGTGCGAGGTGTAAGCATTTCGTTTACAATTTCCTCGATCTCTTGGGGGTCAGTTTCGTCAATGATATCTTGAATATCAAGCTCCTGAGCCATCTTGAACAAGTCACCAGATTCTACCAAACGGTAGATTTCCTGAATCATTGCATCAAGTTCTTCCTGAGTACCCTCAAAGTTATCGAAAGAACCTGGCATGAAAACTACTTTAGGTTTCTTCTTAGCCATTACAGACCCCTGAAGCCTGCATCAAATGCGATTCTAGCATAAGGCAATGCTGAATCAATACAATACAATGTTTCAGCACTAACTTTGCTTAGACCCTTTGCTCGGGCACGTTGACCCAATGCATAAAAATACTTTTTACCACTCATAATACTTCCTTAGAAAAAAGAAGGGGCAAGTTGCCCCCTCTATCAGTTGCCTGCTTCGACAATGTACTTACCGTACTTCTTGTGGAACTCGTCAAAGTTCTTGAGTTGACCAGGCTCAATCGGCAGTTTGTAAGTCTTGAGTGCAATTTTAGCACCCATAACAACCAGTTCAGTCTCAAAGTTGTTCATGATGTACTCAAAGAAGTTTTGAGCCATTTCATGGAACTTCTTGTTGTCAACCTTCTTGTTTTCAAGTGCATCACGGAGTTCGTAGCACATAGAAATTGTCAGGCTGTACATAGCACTGATTTCCTTGACTTGCAGGTCCTTGACCTTACCAGACAGAATATCAGTAGGCTCGGGCAGTTTGCCTGCAATCTTGCGGTGAGCCATAAACTTAACAGCAAGACCTTCGCCAACTGCACCAGACACCAAGTTGAACAAGGTGTCAGTATCCAGATTGTCTTCCTCACTGAGCAGGTCGCTAACGAAACACCAAGAACGCGGTGTAGCAAAAGCACGTGATGCAGACTTAGCATCAAAGTCGTACATGTCCTGTTTAGCGAAAGACAAGTAACCAACAACGTCCTTGTGAATACCCTTAGTCACAGCCCAGTTCTGCCATGCAGTAAAGTCAGGACGCATTTCAAGGTGCAAGAATCGGTTAGCAAGGGGCATTGGCATACGATAAGTAACACCCTTGTCACTGTCACGGTTACCTGCCGCAACGATAACAACGTTATCAGGCAGAACATACTTACCGACACGACGGTTCAGAATCAGTTGATAACCAGCCGCTTGCACTGCAGGAGGTGCAGAGTTCATTTCATCGAGGAACAGAACAACGATGGGATACTTGCTTGCAGTTTCCTCGTCAGGCAGATCGACCGGTTGTGCCCAGTCCATCTTGTTGATTTCTTTGTTGAAGTAAGGGATACCGCGAATGTCAGTAGGCTCCATCTGAGCCATACGCAAGTCATACACGATACCACCGAGTTCCTCGGAAATTTCAGCAACGACCTCAGATTTGCCGATACCGGGCGGGCCCCACAGAAACACGGGACGTTTTGCTTTGAATGCGGCAAGCATTGCTTTACGTGCTTGCACAGAGGTGATAGTCAGATTGTCAGAGACTTGCGATGCCATATTATGCTCCTATTGCTGTTGGCTTTTGAAAAGAAAGAAACTTGATTGTATGCGAGAATTGATTCAGTGTCAAATAAATTTTACACGATTTGGGCAAGGATACGGTTGTACACATCTGCCTTGCTCATGTAATAGTCATAGTCACGCTCACCGGGACGAAAGTTCTTCCACTGATTTTGACCAGCGTAGGAAACAATGTCACGCTTGAGAGAGCCATCGCTGTATGCTTCCTGAAAGCCATACAGGTCGTAGTGGGCAATGAAACCCGAACACAAGTTGATGTACTTGTATCCCGTCTTGTTGAGCGAATAGATGTTCTTACATGCCTTGACTACGTTAGAAACGATCAGGGCTTTTTGACGTTCAGTGAGGGGTGTAAGTGCCATTTGTTTCTCCAGTGTTTCAGTGTCAATACATGTATTGTATCAGAATTTGGATTCAGTGTCAACCGTCAATCGTAAAATAATCAGCATCCATGACTTTTTGTAGTCGCTGGGCCAGTAGCATAGCATGACTATAACTATCCGATTGGATCTCCACAATCATAGCAGCCTGGTCATGAGTATTCATGAAGTTGTCCAAATTTGTAAAGAAAAGTTCTACTTTGTAGCTTTTCATTACATGCTCCAGTAGGATTCGCTAGAAGGAGAACAGAAATAAGGAGTATCGTAACGCTCTTGGAACTCACGACCTGATTGCAGATTCTTGCGGGTCACAAAAGTTTCAAAAACTTCAACAATGAAACCCAGTCTACGCTTACCTTCGACTACAGCATTAATGTAGTCTTTAGTACTAGGAGCAAAATCTTGCTTTGCGACCAAACGCTTGCCTTCTTTAGTACGCTTGTCGGCTTTGTAGATTTCCAATGTGTATTCAATCAGTGCAGACATTTCAGACTCCTTTTATCAACTCAATATAGATATTATACAACCAAACCTATTTGTTGTCAAACCATTTTATTCTTCAAAGGCTCGTCGGAGAATGAGTTCCTGCTTACTAAATGCTTCAATTTCCCAGGGTCGGTTCAGATATTCCGTTGTTTTTTTGTAACGCTTTCCTGACCAGATAAAAGATCCAGTGTTGCGATATTTCAACGTTCCTTTTGCCATTTGCTTGACATGGACCATTTCATGTGCTAGCGTCAATCCGATATCTTTCAGTTTCTTGGTCGGCTTGATAACGACTATGTAGCCAAAATTAATACCCAAGTCTACAGTTACACCTTGATTGTCGCCACACTCGTCAGCGACACGAATTACTACTACCTTCTTACTGTTCTCAAGTTTCAGTTGGCGGATCATTGAGGGCATCATTGCCTCAATAAACTTTTTATTGCGCCGACTAGCTTCGACTTTGAATTCCATAACCAACCCCAGTTGTATAGTCAACTGATAGTATACAACAGTTTGGTTTCAGTGTCAACTAACCAATTTAGCTATTAGCAACAGTTTTTCTAAGTGGTCTATTGCTTTGTTTATTTCAGCAACTTTGGCTTCAACGTATGAATAATGATGTGTTCGCCTTGCATCAACTTCACGTTTTGACAATTCATCAACCATTCCTTCGATGTTTTTATACATCTTTAGAAGGTCACGATTGTATGGTAGGGCATTTAGTGTTCCAACTAATGCCCTACTTACATCATTCCAATCTAACGACTGTTCAATTTTCATTCATCGTCTTGCACTAGACCATTACTGTGTTTGTCTGTGCGCTTATCAGCATCTTGGAACAAACGTTTCTCTTGTGCAGTCAATTTATCTTTATGTGTTTTACGAGGATTACCACAGAGATAGCAATGAGGATTTCCACAATCCATCGTATGATGTTTTGCTAATCGATGAGGTTCTTTGATAACTTTGTCATGAAAGCCTAATCCATGTTGCTTTGCAATTCTTACTTGTCTAGCAATCGCAACATCATTTTTATGGCGACGGCTACTGTTTAGAAACTTTGCCTGTTCATTTGCCATTTTTGGCTCCTTCTTTTGCAGATTTAGGTGAGTGTATGTTTTTAACCTTAACATCGTTTGGTTTAGATGATAGGTGAACTGTGAGATTAGATTTCAACAGTACATTTTTTATAAAGTCAATACCTGTATTCAAATGATTGAAGTTAGCCATAATTTAATCCTGGTTTAATGTTTTTTTCTGTAATCTTCTACTGCGGCTTTGATAGCATCTTCTGCCAAGATTGAGCAGTGAATCTTTACAGGAGGCAATGCTAATTCTTCTGCGATTTGACTGTTTTTGAGTTGGCTGGCTTCGTCAAGGGTTTTACCTTTGACCCATTCAGTGACAAGGCTTGAACTTGCGATAGCCGATCCGCAGCCATACGTTTTAAATTTTGCATCTGTAATAATACCTGTAGCATTGTCTACCTTTATTTGTAGTTTCATTACGTCACCGCAAGCAGGAGCACCAACCATACCTGTACCTACAGTATCGTCAATATCGAATTTACCCACGTTGCGTGGATTTTCATAGTGGTCAATAACTTTTTCGCTGTATGCCATAACTTTATTTATCCTCTTCATTAGGGGCTACTAGCCAGCCCAGCTTTAATAAGTCTTCCTTAACTTCATCAGTTACTACGCCTTCACTAACATATTTAGTTTTTATATACAGATAATTTTCTTGTTGTTCTTTGGTCAAATCGTAATATTCTTCATCAGATAAGTCTCCACGGATCCCACTGCAATACCAGTCAATGTAGTCACCTTTTTCTACCATGTTCGCTACGATACCACCTGCACTGCGCCAGCTTGCACTCCAACGCTTATCAGTTAGTATAGGCCAAACATCGTTCTTTACAAAATCATTATTACAGATAGCCGCATAGATATTCTGTGCGTAATAATCATTTGTTTTTGCTTTATCGCAAATCCACTTAGTACTACGCAAGTCATATTCCATGTTGTCTTGCTTCCACTCGTCAGTTGCCTCTAACTCGCGGCGTCTTTCTTCCCATGACTTGTAGAAGTTAATCATATCCTCAGCATCTTCCGCTGTGGTTGTTCCATCTTCTACACGCTTGATTTGATTTTCAATATGGAAAGTGCCGCGCTGTGGACTAGAGTTCATGTTAGAATAAGTTTACTTCTTCCCAAGGAAGATATGATTTACCAAAGTGACCGTAATTTGTTGTCAAACCATAAATGGGCCTAAACAAGTTGAATTTATCAATAATACCTTTTGGTGTCAAGTCCACGTTGTCCCTAACCCAATCAGTAAGTGAGCGAGAAAGTTTACTATCCTCTGTTTCGATATAGAAACTCATTGGATCTTTTAGACCGATCGCATAGCTGACTTGGCATGTTGCCCAATCTGCACGACCACTTGCTACGATATTCTTAGCAATATATCGCATCATATAGGCTGCTGATCTATCCACTTTCGTAGGGTCCTTGCCACTGAATGCGCCCCCACCGTGCGGGCTATAACCTCCGTAAGTATCAACAATAATTTTACGACCAGTAAGCCCAGTATCACCGTCAGGCCCGCCAATAACAAAACGTCCAGTTGGATTGATGTAAAACTCAGTATTTGCATCTAGATATTCTCCTGGCAAAATTCCACGAATGATTTCTTTCACTAACAAACGTAGTGAGTTAATATCGGTATCTTCTGTATGCTGTGTTGAGCAAACAACTTTAGCAATACGCTTAGGAGTACCATCATCGTTATATTCAAACGTTACTTGGCTCTTTGCATCAGGGCCTAAACAGTTCATTGTACCTGCTTTGCGTAGTGTCGCAAGTTCTTCAACAATACGATGCGACCAGTAAATTGCGCTTGGCATGTAATTTTTAGTTTCCATACATGCATAACCAAACATCAACCCCTGATCTCCTGCACCAAACGTGTCAGTACCCAATGCAATGTCAGCACTTTGACCATGCAGTTCATTGTAGATTTTTACTGTGCGCCAGTCGAAACCCGGTTGCTCATAACCAATATTTTTAATAGTCTTACGAATTGTAGATTCTACTTCTTCTTTGTGCAGAACGCCTTTGTACTCGCCAGCAACAGTAACCATGTTGGTTGTTACTAGTGTCTCACAAGCACAACGCAATGTTGGGTCTTCTTTTGCCATTACTAAATCTAGAATGGCGTCACTGATTGCGTCAGCAACTTTGTCTGGATGTCCTTCAGACACACTTTCACTTGTAAATAGATAACTCATTAAATTCCTTCTTTGTTGCTTGTATTTACAGCATGTTTTTGTTGAGGAATAGTTTTCTTTGGTTTCTTCTTGTGTTTAGAATAGAAGATGTGATTACCAATCTGTTTAGATTCTTGATAGGGCCAGTTTGGTTTTACAGAAGTATTGTGGAAGAATAACGTTGACTTAGAAATAACGTCATCATATGCATCATATGCCAATACATCATACGCAACTTTCTTTGCTTGATTGTATCTATAGTTGTTTGTAGGAGTATCTTTACCTTCACACACCCAACTAAACTGACATAATTTTACTTTTTGAATTTCGCCTTCATCGTTTTCTTTATTAACGACAGTAGCTTGGTGTACAACGCTACATGGGTTAGAACCAAATCCATGACGAATTCGATTAATTACAACTCTGGCGACTGCGGCTTGACCCACAGTTGATTCGCTACCTGCTTCAAAGTAAATATTCTTTGCAAGGCAGGTAAGTTGTCTTGGGTCTACTGCTTTTGCTACTTTCTTAATTTCTTCAACTACTGGTTGTGGCTTAATAAAGATATCATCTTTGGTTATAAACAAAGCCATGAGTAGTACTGATAAAAAGGCAAATACCCTCAATGGGTTAAATTTTTCTACCATTTTATTTCCTTTCTTATGCAAGTTTCCAGCAATCACAGTTACAGCGTACAACTTCATCAATTGCTTCTGCTACTGTATATGTGCTTGGTAACAATGTATTACCTGTATACCATGTATCAAGTTCTGGTGGTATAACTTCAGTATAAGGTGAATCTGCAAATGAGCCTGGTTCAGTTGAACCACCTACATCAATAGGTTGGTTATCTACGATATAGTCATTTGTTATAGGATCATATATACCTGATGGTTCTGGTGTTACAGTAATACCATTATCAATTTGAACTAGTGAAGGTATCGTTCCAACACCTCCTGGTACAAATCCATTACTAATCAATTGACTTTGTATATCGATTGGTAACGTATCTGGAATATTATTATCTAACGGAATGCCCGTAATTGTCAAGCGAGCCTGGTTACGTTCTTGACGCATCATAGCTACCATACTCAGTCCACCTTGAGTACTCAAGTCTGTGATGGCTTCAAGAGTTTGAGCATACATGTGTGGTTCTGTATTTTGGGAATATTGTGGAACTGAATCAATAAATGCATAGTCTACTGTTGGAAATAACGACAAGTAATTATTTCTAGTATCTTCTAGTGGTGGTTTTAGAATAGTTTGTCTAGCACGTTGTTCAATTGTTAGTTGATTGCCTGATGCATTCCAAGAATCATTCAAATCTCTACACTTGATAGTGTTAGTGTTGTATATGCTGGTAATTTCTTCGTTTGCTTGATCTATGTACAATTGAATTGGAGAGTTCATGCCTGGTGTTGAACCACCTGTAGGCCAATACCATGTACCTTGATCTACATAACCTGCAGTGCCCACACCATATCCATTAACGTTTACACCTGCTGTACTGATTGCACCATTTGTTTCTACTGGGAGGTCAGCGATTGGTGGTGCTTGAATCCAAATCTTTTCTTCAGGGGGAGTTGGTGCAGGTGGTGGAGTGTATTGATTTACACTAGTAGTTGCGTATTTGTATGGATCGCCATTTGATTTAGATACCACTGAAACTCTACCAAAATTTGCAATGTTAGTATCGTCGGTTGTTGCCTTTACGACCATACTAGCAACCACATTATTAGGTGATATCGTTACTAAAGGTGCTGGCGCAGTTCCTCTGCTATAGCCGCCCCCTGCAACTGCTAACCCAATATCTATTGTATAATACCAATCATCAATTCTAGGTTGATAATTAGGATCTGTTGTTGGTGTACCTGTTGAATAATTTACATAAGGGTTAGGATCATAATTTGGTTGACCAGGATCAGGTTGATAATTAGGATTAGGTGGATTTGGTATATAAGGTTGGACTAACACGTTATACGTGCTTTGTGAGATAGAGCATTTTGCTCTTTGCCACGTTACTGCCAAATACAATTCATGGTAAATATTCTTTAATTTAGTAGTAGCTAACTCTAGTAGCTTATTATAAATGTTATACAAGCCATCAGGCTTTGGTTTGAAATGTGAAGGATTTGCTGGGCCGCCGTTATAAGGTAATCCTGACATACAGCCCAAGAAATCACTCATAGTGTAGCTGTTTTGTGGACCACTACCTAATGCAATTAATGGACGGCTTTCAGTACGTAATGTTAAATTAGTTGGTACGTTAGTACTTGCAACATTCAATCCCACCATTGTTTCTAAATTAGAAACAACTTGTGCAAACTTTTCAATTGGAACTTGTTTGATGTTCCTAATCTGTTGCATTGCAACACTGAAAGCACCAGCCGCAATTGCAAGATCAGAAGGAACAAGTCCATACAAATAAGAGTCAAAGCCTACAGGCACTGGCGTAACTGTTGCAGATCCTATATCAGGATTAGGTATAATAGGAGGTGTACCTGCAGGTACCAATGATCCTAGTTGTTCAGCAATACTAGGGTTTGATAAGTTTTGATTTACACCACCGTCTACATAGATAGGATATGCAGTTCTACTATTAGTAGGTTGCTGTGTTGTGTTATATACTGGTACTGTTAATGATGCGTAACTGTTGGGGAATAATTTTTGTGGGTTTAATAAATCAGCGACTGAGGTCAAACCTTGAGTTTTACAATTCAAGGGTATGAGTATTTCATTTAATGCATCACCTACTGTAATCACAAACGCCGCATATAAACTTCTTTCTTGGTCTGCTGTAGGTGGAGTGGAGCCATTTAATATATCACTTAAAGTATTTGTAGGTATACCTGCGGCAATGATAGCAAGACTTAAATTTTTAGTCAATGCATTATACTCATTTAGTGTCTTTAATAAATTGCTTGGCAAACCAAAAGTGCTAATCGTAGACAAATCTAACGCTTTGCCTAAAGCAATCAAATCCTGTCCAAATACTTTTGTGGCTAAGTTAACTGCGGTTATGTCAGCAGTTACTAAATCATTCATGTTGCTGTAAACGCCTTCTAAGAATGTCTTAGAATTATCTACTGCTAAAATTGCATTGTTACTGTATTCTATGAAGCTATAGGCATTCATGAATGATTGTAAGAAGTCTCTATACCCTTTAGGATTATCAGTATCTCCTGTTACAAGAGTACTGTTATAATTAAACTCCATCCATGCTTGCAATGCAAGTAGTCTTATGTAAGCCCATGACGTTGCTGGGTTTGCACCTGATCCTGCATCAAGGTTATTCTTGTATAAAGAACCACCCCATCCTTTAGTATCACCTAATGCCCAAGTTCCTATACCATAGGGACCAATCAATTGCTCCCATGTATATGTCATTGGTTTTGCGTTACCTAATGCAGGAACTTGCGTATCAACTGTGAATGATCCTGGAGTTGTGGCCGCACCGTAGTATGCAGTTGAAGATATTGTAAATGATCCAGTAGAAACTTCGTCTATTGCCCAGTTGCCATTATATCCGTCAGGTGTTGCACCGTTTATCCTAATAAACGTACCTGAAGTAAGTGGTGATGTAGGACCATTGTTCACATCATATGTCACTGTAATGATATAATTATCAGTGTCTGGTACCTGTGCAGTTGTTATTGAGAGTATTGGTATAACTTTTGTTGCACCACCAATACTAATTAAATTGTTATATACAGTTGATGTAGGTATGCCATCAGGGTTACCATTGTATCCTTGATTAATTGCATATGTTATTAATCGCAATACAGTATCTTGACATACTTTACCAAAAGTGTAGTCTGGAAAAGATGTGGAAGTTCCAACCCACGCTTTCATTTGTGGATTTATAGTTAAGCCCTTATTTACTAGAACAGAACTTAATGAATTGACGCCCAATGGGCTTTGTTTTCCTGTATCACTCATGGTACAAATACGTTAGGGCTACCTTTTACCATACTATGACCACAACTGTTACCTGATGTAACTCTTGCTACAGCAACGCCATTCGCAAACACTGACGGGCTTGCACTGGTTACTGTAGCTTTATCATGTGGGGGATGAGGCTTACCCCAAGGGGCGTGAGGAGTAATTTGATTACCTAATTGTCCTACGTTCAATCCGTTGGCAAAGACAGTTGGTGCGCCCTTCATGATTGCACCACCTGTCTGATTTGTGTCTCCTACCCTACATAAGTTTGGCATGTTATCCTAAAATTAGCTTTTTCTCTGGCACTTTAATACCAGTAGTTGCTTCTAAGTACTTCATTTTGACAGAATCATCAGTTTCTGAGTACATAGCAATGCTATTAGTATTTATCGTAACAGATTGTGTAGGATCAGAGGTAAACAAGCTAGGAATCAATCCCATACCTTGTGGACCTGGAGCAATTGAAACTGGTTCTTCTACTGCTATATAATTTCCCACACATTCTGCTTTTACTTTAGCGACTACTTCCTCACCACTGTTGAATTTAAATGTGTATACTTTGCCTACTTCTAATGTCATTATGCTGCCTTTGAAAAATGTTGTTTGAGTTCGTTAAATCCACCAATGAGTTGTTCATCAATAAAAATTTGAGGTACTGTACGTGCAGTAGGAACCGCCTCTAATAAATCTTCTTTAGTGTAACCGTCTCCGATTTTCTTTTCTTCGAATTCGATACCCTTGCTTGTTAGTAATGCCTTTGCTTGGTCGCAGTAAGGACAGTGATATTTACTCCATACGATTGCTTTCATTTTATTCTCCTTTAATGTCTAGACCAATATTTACTTTTAGGAAATCTTAGTCCATATCCTTCTTGATATTCAATAACTGAATCTTTAGTAATGTTTAACTCTTTTGATATTTCTGCTAACTTTTCAGGTATCCAATAGTCTATCCCCAAAAAATACCAATAGTCATTTGTGTTGTTTGTGAATTCGTGTAAATCTTCAGCATCAAATCCAAACATAGTACCTGGTTGTAATGGTACTTCATAATCTTGTATTCTGACAGATATATCAGGTGTAGCTTGTTTAGTTGCAGTATATATGTATCTTGTCACACATGATTGATAAGGTAATTCATCAGTATGTGCATCTATCTTACCACCTGGTGGAACACTCCAAACTATCATCCTACCGAAGGGTCCCGTTTCACCATTAAACTGTCTGGCATATTCAAACAATTCACGTGATTTCGTAAACATTGGATTCCATTCATAATCTTGAGTCAATGCTAAATGAACAGTGCTTTCTAAATACAATATATTAAAATTTCTATTCACAAAATGTAATCTTACATCGTCAAACACACCTCTAGATTTATTATTAGGGTCTGTAGTTTTTTCATGTGAATATGACCCATCTTCATTTACTTTCCACCCAAACGCATAATGCCATTCAGGGTCTTTCAACCTAGCTTGGTGTATTTCATCCGCAATTACATCTGCATATTGCGGAAACTGGTGTAAATTAAATATTGGGTAGTTGGTCATAATCAACAGTATCACTCATAACACCAATAACGTAATTGGTACTTTCATTTTCTTGCAATGCAGTTTGTTTCTTACTTGTGTCACTGTGTTTGTTGAACCAAGGAATAGGTGTTGTCTTTGGTGCAGGTGATTGATATTTAATACCAATCTCTTTCAATGCACTAAACGCTGTATAGTCAACGAAATCTTTTAATACTGTTGCATTCAAGCCAATGACCGGACCCATCTTGAATAGATAGTCTGCCCATGCTTTTTCTTCACGAATAACGTCCATGTACAATGCATAGACTTCTTCTTTACATTCTTCTGCTACTTTAGCAAAACGTGGATCTTCTTTGACAACTTGATTAATGATGTATGCTGTCCAACCTTTATGCAATAGCTCGTCTTGTAGAATCAAACTAATGATGTTGCCGTTGCCAATAAAAATCTTGTTCTCAACCATTGCTAGACTTGTAGCAAAGCTAACCATGAAACGGAATGCTTCTAGTGCATATGATGCATGTAATGCTAAGTAGATAGCCTTAATGTGCATTTCCTCTGAGTTAGCTGGTAATAGTCCCAACTCTTTAGAACAATTAATTTGGTGTAGTGCTTCATAATAGTTGCCTACACTACTTGCCATATCTACAATCTCTTTCGTATCGTGGATAGTGTTAAACACCTCCTTAGGCACGTTGTAGATGTTACGGATAATGTGGCTGTAACTACGACTGTGAATGTTAGTCTCAAAAAATGTCCAGTTATATACTAACGCTTCTAGTTCTGGTAATGAGATGACAGGGGCAAACACTTGACTTGGTCCGCGCCCTTGCAAACTGTCTAATGCAGTTTGACGCAATAGATTAGAAGTAAAGATATGCTTAACTGCATCGCTTGCGTCTTTGAAATCATTAGCATCTTTGGTTAGAGAAATCTCTTCCGGTACCCAGAAGAAACCACGTGCTGTTGTTTCAAAGTTCGCAATCTTTTGATATTTTACTTCTTCAAATCGTTGAATAGTTACTGGACCTGCTGGGTCCAAAAACATTTTACGTTGTAAATAGTCTGTCTTTGTGTTTAAATTATATTGTTGTTTGCT